TACTTACGACTTTTCAAAAATAAATCAATAGGAGAACAACTAATGAAAATGTACAACAACGGTCAACGCAAAGGCATGATGTATGGTGGTGGCATGACCCCAAGAAAGCCAATGATGTACGGTGGCATGGCTAAGAAAAAGAAAATGCAAATGGGTGGACTTGCTCAACAGAACAGAAAAAAGAATACTGCTCAAGCACCTGCTATGAATCCAATGGGTGACATGACTGAACAAAAAAGATTTAGCATGGGTATGGCTCACGGTGGAAAATTACATGGTAAGCAAGCTATGTTAGACAAAAACAAAGACGGTAAAATATCAGGTAAAGATTTTAAGATGATGGGTTAGATTTCTGATCTTTCTTAAAAACCTTACGACCTCTAAAGAAAACAATTGTATTGATAGTGGTGTTAATAGTTATGGCAATAGTTAGCCATGCTTCCCACCACTCCACTACAAGAACCTACCTGATTTATCCATAACCTCTTGTGCTATTGATCTCAAGTATCTTATAAAATCTCCCACCTTATTTGTACCCTCGTACATAGGAAGACCTAAGTTCATAGTCTTCTCGAACTCTTCAGGCTCAACTGCATCGTAGAGTATCTCAACATTCCCATCTTTATTTAAAAATGCTTCTAGTGAAAATAACTTAGCTTTTACTTTGGACTTCATTGATTGGCTCTAATTTACTTATAGGTAAGTTGTAGCAATCAGTTCTAAATGTAAAACCGTTGCTTGGGTCTACTTGACCTTTTTTATACCGAGTAGCTTTAGCGTAGTATTCTTGTTTAGTAATGCTACCTAGTATCCAAGCCTTACTGAGATCAGTCAGTATCCTCACGAACACATAACTGTCACAGTCTTGCTTAGTACCATGTGATGCAACCGAGCAATCATAATTAGACTGTGGCTTAGTATTACAACGTTTAGTCTTAACGTCAATTCGATTCCCATCTTTTACTAAATCATAGTTAAATGTGTTTGCTTCAGTTGCTCCAATGATATCAGCTACGATTACCTCGCCTATCGCACCTACTACGTTACTAGTGCCACCTGTAATACTTCCCTGCAGTATGCCTACAGAGGAAGCTTTTTCCCTCGCATGACGCATGTAATCTTCGCTGATTGGTATCTCTATCATTAGCTTGAACTCAAGTCAACAACTTCACAGGCATCTGCAGTGCAAGCTAATTCACGAGAACCACTCGTATTGTCTTCCTTTTCATACTTAGAAAACTTAGTCCAATCTAACTTGGATGGCACACGACCATTCCATTCTAGATAGTCATCAGCTTCTATGTCCTGATAAGGAGCTTGTTGGTACGTGTGATCAGCAAATGGTAGGAATGATACACCCGATGCAATATCAAAGTTATCATACAACCATGCTCCCACTTCCATCCACTCCTCTTCCTTTACAGTAATAGTTACAGATGGTTTATGTTCGCACCAATTAAGTGCATAGACTTTCCATAGTTCTAGTTGTTCTAATGCACTCATCTCTGTTCTAGTGATAGCACCACTAGGAGATTTCATAGGAAATGAAAAGACAGTAACACTGTCAGGTTTCATTACGTCAGGTTCAGCAGGTATACCCTCTTCTTTCATAAACTGTGTAAGTGGGTCTTTGTTATCACCACGTACAGTTCTAATGTAGAAATCATTGTGTCTAGCATGAATACCCGATGCAGAGTCAGTCAATTGAGATACAGTACCACTTGGCTTTACACAAGTGATTGCCGTACTTCTTGGTATACCAATCTTCTGTGCATACTCTTTGTTTGTATCGACTGCTACTTGTTTCAACTCTTGTAACCAAACCTTTGAGTCTACCTGTTTAGATAGCACATAATGATCCATGATACCTGTCAGTGAAACACCTAACAATCTTTCTTCCTCTGTATTTGTTTTCCATATCTTACGTAGATATTTTAAGTCTGTAAGAGTTGATTGGAATGTACCTAACATGGTAGCAATCCTAACCTTTGATCGCATAGATAGCAAGTCATCATTTTCTCTTACTACAACTTCAGATAAATTACAAAACTGATACGGTCTAAGTATGATTTCACTGCATGGGTTAGTACCCCACATGTGTCCTGTCTGTCGTCTACCATTCTTAGCTACCTGATCATCGGCAGCCTTACGGTTGAACATACCACGTTCACCTGACTTAGACTCATACAAAGCCAACCATTCTCTCATGTAGGTTTCCATAGCAGGCTTACCCTTGTAGGCTACAGAGTTGTTTGCCAATGCTCTTTGACCATTTGCGTTCCACCACTCACCTGCTTTAGCGTGTGCCATCTGATCATCATTAAGATTAGATAGGCTGATCAATGCAGATCGCCTAACACCACCTACGACAACAACCTCACCAACCTTACACATGATATCGTGACACTCAATAGGAAATAGTTTTCTACCCGTTGCACCTTTGAACTTCTCAATAGTAAACTTAAATAAGTTAACGAGAGGATCAGCACCTGATGCCCTGCCACCCATAACCTTTAGTCTTGCACCTGCAGGTCTTACGTTAGATACATCCCATGTTGGTATCATACCTGAATACAACAAAGCTATCAATTCTCTATAGGCTTTTGCCCAACCCATCTTGCTATCCTCAACTGTGATGACAACATCAGACTCTTGCATGTTCTCACTAATGATAGGTAGCTTGTCTACGTTCTCTCTTTCTACAGAGAAACCAACACCTGTGCCACACATAAGTATGTACATAGCTTCATCAAATGATCTTGGACTATCTACGGGTAGGTAGCTACAGTTATAGCCACAAGTGTTATCTCTCTTGAGTGCTTCACCTGCAGTCATCATAGCTCTCATAGATGGCATAACCTGTAGACTAGTTATGTACTCTTCCATCATTTCTTTATCAACTTTATCTATCTTGTAGTTGTGTTTCTCCATAAGAGTATCAGCCATAAAATTTACATATCTGCTGACTGTCTCTCCCCAATTTTCTCTTCTTCCCTCGTCTTCCATCCATCTAGCATACCTAGACTTGTGTATAAATTCTTGATACGAGGTTGGTAACATATTAGATGTCATCTGTATTTTCTCCTACTGTTTCAATTAAACGATTTAAGTACCATCGTGCTTTCTCCAAATCTTCTACGGCATTTTGTTTGTATCTGTATCTACACACATACTTTAAAATGTTACCCTGAAGATACGCTTCAAATCCATCTTTTGTGACGGATTGAATTATGTCTATAGTTTCAATACCTGCTTCATTGTAGTGTGCAGGACTGTTGACCATGTCTAAATTATCTGATTGCATATTAGCCTGTTCTTCTTTTTTACCCATATAAAAATTCTCTTGTGCTTCTTTTGATTTCTTTCTCATGTATTCTATGTGTCTCATCATTGTTCTTTACCAAAGTCTACCTTAATTACATTTTCAGGAATGTCAAGTGTTTCTCCTGTTTCATCTTGATATTGTACCTGAAGTTCTTTGGCCGCAAAGTTAAACTCTATCTCTGACTCCCCACAACGAAACACTTCATCACCTCGTCTGCGTAGCAAAGCCATCATGCCCTCGTGCATAATAGATGCAACAGTGTGATCCTCAAATGTCTTGTACTCTTTGCCTGTTGTGTCGTAGGCAACCAGATGAAACTGATCGTCTGGCAGTTCAGATATAATGACATAGTACTTATCTTTTTCCAATGACATCATTGTATTCATATCTTTCTTTTTCATTTCTTTAACCACTCCATAGGTATTGATCCTTCTGCCCATCTGTAGTTGTGCTTGAGACACCAATCAGCATAGGTAGTCTTACTTCCTTTGTATATTTTATTTCTAGCGTTCATAAACACCATACGTATATCTAGCTTCTTGTGTTGTTCTTTTACCAAAGCCATCTTAACTCTGTCTGCTTTGTCGAACTCACCTTTAGCTTCAATGTATATGTTCGTAGCAGGTATGTAGAAATCAGGAGTGTAGGTACGTATCTTAGGCACATAGGTTATCTTGTGTTTCTCGTACTCAAATTTTATTTTGTTGTCTATAAGTTTCTTAGCTATGGCTAACTCAAATTTAGATCGGTATCCTGCATTGTTCTTAGCCACTATATTTTCCCCATTCGGATTTTCCAATTCAATGATTCTAGGCGTTTGTTTATATATCCTGCCATCTTCGGGGATTGTTTTTCTATTGTAATGAGTTCGTCTAGCAGGGGATATATCGGCACACATAAAATCTTTCCGTAGTTAAGGCTATAGTTGATTGTTTGAAATTCGTTTTCTACTTTCATAATATCTCTAGCTTCTGTTTCAGGAGTTACTGCACCCTGCTCAGAGAAGTTATCTCGTAGCGTCAATGGTATCCCTCTGTCGTGTTGTCTGAGGAATATTACATCTCTACCACCACCTGTGCCTTTGTGAGACTCAATGTATATGTGATACAAGTTCTCATTCAACTCAAGTAACTTAGTTTGATA